TGGTGCTTCTGAATGAAAAAGCGAGTTATGTTGGGATGGTTGGTGAATATCATATCCATTTTCCGTGTAAAATCTGTGAAAAATGTTCGACCGTGAAGACTAGCTTCCATTCTAGCAGCCAGATATGATTGAGCTATCACCTGCTCTTCCGATATTGTTTGCTTTTCAACAATCATACATAAGCTCTTATATATGCTATCGGGATTAATGGGAGCAACGTAGCGCACCTCATTCCTCCTAAAGGTGCGTTTCAAGAAATCTGCTTCCTTGATGTTGATAAATGGTACTGACTCCCTATCCTTGTCGGCCATAGTGTAAGTCAGGCCTCTAAGGCGCATGGCCTCAGCCACACTAGTGTGATTGAATTCTGGTTTGCCACTACCAAAGATATTGTCATCTCCCATTGTCATGAGGTTAACGTTCATCTTAAAAGACTCGTAGTCTCCCACGATATCATGATACGCTATCCGCATGTACAAACTGTTAGCCAATGAATTGATCAACAGTGTTAAAGGTTGACCAGACGGATTTGATCCAAAGAACTGGAACAAATCGCCATTCATGTTAACTATAGGATATGAAATATCAGTCGCAATTCCTACCATAATGCGATGTTACAAAGCAGTGAGGTTACCCTTCATGATTCGATAATTAATCAAAATCTGGAAAGCTCCTCTAATAATACATGGTGGCATGTTCTTATCAAACGCTTTATGGTCACCTGCTCCTATATTGTCTACTCCATGGGCCACTAAGTAATGATATAAGTCATCCCACTGTTGAGAGTAACAATTCATACCTACGGCGCATTCTGTGAGGAAATTGTTCTTACGCACGCACTTAGTTAACAACAAAAAGTGCTTGCGGACTACTATTGAAAATGCCACAGAGCTCGCAGTAAAAACCCGAGTTGCGCCAGATACGTATTTCTTGTGCTTAACTGGCTCATCTTTCAAAGCACCTTGGAAAACAACATGAGCACGTTCATCCATAGCATATGCTTCCTCTATTCGAGCAATATCCAAGGAAAGCATATCATCTGGTTCGTAAAACTCTCCTGTGTAATGGAAATATTGTCGCTTGACACCTGGAAATCCAAATCCTCCTGAGGTACTCATAGGAAGGGATTTCAGGTAAGAATCACCATGAACACCATTAATGGCAACGCACACACTTACTGAACCACTTTCATCTAACCACTCTAGGCTAGAGGTAGTATCTCTCACATAAGCGGAGACAGCTCTAAATACTGTGGCATCATCATAGTGGGGTGTTATCTGGCCAACATCATTGGCAGCTATGGTGTAAGGATTTCTCCACTCTCCATTCTCACATATTGGCGCCATAAGTGGAGGACACAAAGGATTGTCATAACCAAATAGTTCACAGAACTCTTTACAGATTATAGACTCGCGAGTGTGAGAAGAACTAGAAGAACGTTTGGCAAATGAACCAAGAATAATGGCTTGTGATCCTGGTTTAACCCAACAGTGGATACCTTTGTAATGTGGTTGCAGCAAGGGTCCCGTAAATTGATTTACACCGTAAGTAACGACAGCAGCCTCTCCAGCTAAAGCCATAGGCGAGGTAATATCAGTGGCAGGAAGTGAATCCTGACTTAACTGCGTGCAAATGATACGGTGTGAGGGATCCTGAGCCTTAGCTCCAGCGCACTGCATGCCGGAGATGAAGAAGCCCTTGCTACTACGCGAAATAATGACGGATCCGCAATCACCCAACATAGGCTTTCTGTCATCGCGAACACCATCAAGAAATTCGCCAGATATGGTTTCGTAGCGACTATCATATGATAACTTGCGTATTCCATTCGTAATGACTTCACCGATTTCAAAAGTGCCTCCAGGTAACATCGTTACAATCTTACAAATCCTACCAACACTATCCCTCTCTTCTGGCAGAAATTTGTAAAGATGTCTACGGGGTCGTATATTAGTGGTTTTAAAGATGACAAGATCATTAGGCAAACGTGATATGTTGGACTCAGTCATAGTGAATGTTTGTGTGGAAGATACATTAGCATGTGACTCACCATAATCAACTATGCATCTATATTTTCCGGAAGGAGGAAACACGTGTTGAACAGTAACGTATGTACTAGGTCCCAAACCAATAGCACATGCAGAAGACCTCCTGCCATCCGCATCGACCGATATTCTAATCATGGAACGACGAACAGTATTAACTATATTAATATCGTTGTTTGGGTTAGCACACTGTGGCACACGAAAGAAATCCTGATCTACTTCATCAGTACTCCAAATATCATTCTGTGCCTCCACTTTGCCAGTACACCACCCATCATCCCGTGCTTCCACTTTTTGTGCAAGTGGAAACATAGCTCCAATCGCGGAATATATGGCATAAATGCCAGCTGCTCCGGCTATAAGCTTGATAGCAACCTGCGCCTCTGATATGACTGGAGGGATACGATAACGGGAGTTAAGGATAGCCA